CAGCTTACCAAGGAAGAGAGAAGGAAGTAAGATTTGAATGGAACGGGAAGCTTTGCAATTTTAGTGGCGAGCCTACTGGTCAAACAATAATATTAATGTAGTTATTTTGGGTTTTTGTTAAGTGAAAAGGCTTGGGTTCTGCTCAAGCTTTTTTTTAAAATTTAAAAATATGAAAATTAACGAGGTAGGTTTTTGGGAGACAACAGACCAAACAGGACACGTTCACGACCTAAGCATTGCATCTGCATTGTCCCAGTATTTAGCCGATAAGCAAGCCAAGACAGTTGTCGACTTTGGTTGTGGTATGGGTGACTATGCAAAAGCTTTTAAAGCTGACGGCTATAAGGTGGAGGCATACGATGGCAACCCAAATACTGAATCTTTAAGCGGTGGAATTGGCAAAGTGCTAGACCTTTCCAAGCCATTTTATTTAGGCAAAAAATTTGACGTTGTCATGTCGCTAGAAGTTGGTGAGCATATCCCAAAGAAATTTGAGGAGCAATTTATTGACAACATTACCAAGCACGCTAAAAAGCATTTGATTATTAGCTGGGCGGTAGTAGGTCAAGGAGGAGATGGTCACGTTAATTGTGCAAATAATGACTACATCATTGAGCAAATTGTAGACCGAGGATTTAAGCACAATGCTAAGGACAGTCAAACCATTAGGAACGCAGCAACAAATGCGTCTTGGTTTGGCTACACTATAATGGTATTTGATAAAATATGAAAACGCAAAAAGTAAAAATTTCTGAAGTCAAAATGAATCCTAACAATCCACGATTGATTAAGGATGACAAGTTTGCAAAGCTTGTAAGGTCAATTAAAGAGTTTCCAAAAATGCTGGAAATTAGACCTATTGTTGTAAATGCTGACATGATTGTGCTAGGTGGTAACATGAGGCTAAAGGCTTGCAAAGAAGCAGGATTAAAAGAGGTTACAATCATTTTTGCAGAAGACTTAACAGAAGACGAGCAGAAGCAATTTATAATTAAAGACAACGTGGGATTTGGTGAATGGGATTGGGAGCAGTTGGCTAACGAATGGGATGCTGATAATTTGCAAGATTGGGGATTGGATATTCCTGACTTTGTAGTTAAAGAAGAGTTAAGTGCTGAGGAGGATGATTATGAGATTCCTGACGAAGTCGAAACAGATATTGTGCTAGGTGATTTATTTGAGATTGGAGAACATCGTTTGCTTTGTGGGGATAGTACTTGTTCTGATACAGTTGCAAAGTTGATGAATGGAGAAAAGGCCGACATGGTTTTTACTGACCCTCCTTTTCCAAACAATAGCCAAATAATGCACGATATGATAAAAAATATAGATGGTGCATTTAATAATTCAAGGATATTTTGCGATAATTTAATGATATGGTTTTGGGATAATTTAGAATTTCCACCATTTATTGAACAAGTAACATCCAAACATATTTGGCATAAAACAAATGGTTGGCAAGCAGGGCATTTTGAAACTATGTACTGTTATCACAATGATGAAACAAGGCATGAGCAAAAAGTTTTTTCAGTAAATAATGTTGGAGGAGAAAATAATCGAAAAGAACAAGGGAATCATCCAACACCAAAACCAATAACTTTAGTAGTTCAAATTATAAAAGAAATAGCTAAAAAGTCAAATTCAATTTTAGATTTATTCTTAGGTTCAGGAACTACAATGTTAGCAGCACACCAACTTAAGCGCAAGTGCTACGGTATGGAATTAGACCCAAAGTATTGCCAAGTGATTGTCGACAGGATGCGTAAATTAGACCCAGCTTTAGTCATCAAAAAAAACGGAGTAACTTTGTAATATGGCACGACCAAAATCACCAATAGACTGGACTGAAATGGGACGACTCGTCCAAGCTGGATGCACAGGAGTCCAATGCGCTGCCTATTTAGGCATTGACGAGGAGACATTTTACAACCGATGCAAGGATGACCTCTCAATGGGTTTTACCGAGTTTTTAAGGCAAAATAGGAGCAAGGGAGATGCGTTGTTACTTGCCAAGCAATACGAAGCAGCTTTAAAGGATAAAGACCGTGGAATGCTTATTTGGCTAGGCAAACAAAGACTTGGGCAAAGAGATAAGTTTGACCACGACCATACAACGAAAGGCGACAAGATTACGCCACCAATAGAGTGGATTCAATCCGAATAATAGACAAATACAAGCCTTTATTTTTAGAGGTCCCTAAAACACGTTATTATTTAATAACTGGCGGACGAGGTAGCGGCAAATCTTGGACATTGTCTATGTTTCTGCTAAACCTTACCTACCAAGAAGGTCACGTGATTTTATTTACTAGATGGACGCTAACCTCTGCGTTTATTTCGATTATCCCTGAGTTCATCGACAAGATTGAGTTGATGAATAAATCGGATGACTTTGAAATAACGCAGTCCGAAATCATTAACAAGGCGACAGGCTCAAAGATTCTATTTCGAGGCATTAAGACTAGCCAAGGAACTGCAACGGCTAATTTAAAGTCAATTGCTGGCGTTACAACCTTTATTCTTGACGAATCCGAGGAGTTAATGGATGAGGATGTTTTTGACCGCATAGACCTATCTATACGTGCCGTAAACAAGCCAAACAGAGTTATTTTGGTAATGAATCCTAGTTACAAATCTCATTGGATTTATAACAGATTTGTAAAGCATACTCGCAATGATACAAGCTACATTCATACCACGTACTTAGACAACGAGCAGAATTTAAGTAAATCGTTTGTTGACCAAGCTAAACGAGTTGAGCAAGAAAACCTCCACCGTTACGAGCATTTATTTTTAGGCAAATGGCTAGAAGATGCAGAGGGATTGCTTTGGAATCGACCAATTATTGATAGAGCAAGAATAACGGCAAAGCCTGAATTGTCTCGTATTGTAATTGCTATTGACCCAGCAACCACCGCATCAATGGCGAGCGATGAGACTGGTATAATTGTTTGCGGCAAAGATGCCAACGGCAAAGGATATGTACTTGAGGACCTTAGCGGTAAATATTCCCCAACGGAATGGGCAACAGTTGCATTGCAAGCATTTAAAAATTGGAATGCTGATTGCGTAGTTGCAGAGAAAAACCAAGGCGGCGACATGGTTGAGAATGTTTTAAGGTCGCAAAATGCGACTGCAAGAATAAAACTTGTAACCGCTACCAAAGGAAAGTTTGTAAGGGCGGAGCCTATTTATTCACTTTATGAGCAGCACAAAATTTTTCACGTTGGAAGTTTTCCATTGCTGGAAAATCAAATGATTAGCTTTGAACCTGACAAAGGCAAATCACCTGACCGAGTGGATGCAATGGTTTGGGGATTTACAGAATTAATGCTTTCAAGCCAAGATTTTTGGCACGTTTAGGATATGGCATCATTTTTTTATTTTATTACCCTATTTTTACAAAAAAAGCAAACGGAATGAATTACATAGATAGAATTAAAGCCGCACTGGGTTTTAACCAAAAAGATTCTACTTACCTAAATGCAGTTTTTCCTTATTTAGGCAACAACGTCATTTGGACTGCACCAACTACGCAAAACTTTATCGAAAAAGGTCTTTATCTAAACTCTGACCTTTATGCCATTATAAACCTAATCATCAACAAAGTAAGTGCTGCTCCAATTGTAGTATACGAGGTAAAAGACCAAAAGGCTTTGAAGTACTACAAATCAATGAGCCGAAACTTTGACAACTCAGGCGCTAAATTCCAAGCCGAAAGACTTAAAACAAAGGCTTTGGAAGAAATAAGCGTTCCTGAACTTGATAAGCTATTTAAAAAGCCAAACGAGTTTCAAACTTGGGACAACCTTTTAAAAGAAATTGCCGCATTCCGTTTAATAACTGGCAACGCATACATCTACGGCGCTAGACGTGGGGAACAACTTAATGCTCCAATCATTGGCTTATATTCTTTGCCTGCGCAGTATATGGAAATCATAAGCGGAGGTTTAAACCAGCCAATTAAAGAATACCGATTGACTTACAACGGATACGATAGCATTGACGCGGCGAACGTTGGTCATATTAAAAACATAAATCTAAGCTACCAAGCTGGAACTGCTAACCATCTTTACGGCGCATCTCCTTTGCGTTCGGCAGTTCGTGACCTTACCACCTCAAACGATGGCAAGCAAGCGCTTTTGTCTATGCTTCAAAATATGGGAGCGAGAGGTATACTAACGGGAGACGGTACTGTTAACATTACAAGAGAGCAAGCGCAGGGACTAAAGGAGGATTATGCCCACAACTACCAAGGCGCAACCAAAGCTGGAGACGTTATCATTACTCCAGCCAAGTTAAGCTGGGTTCAAATGGGAATGAATGCGGTAGATATGTCAATTATTGATACTCAGAAAGTAATTTTGCGTTCCCTGTGCCGAGTTTATGGCGTGGATGCTAAGTTGCTTGGAGATACCGAGGCAAGCACGTTTAACAACATTGAAACGGCTTATAAGGCATTAATTAATAACGTTGTCAGACCTTTGCATATTGAAATCAGAGACGTGCTTAACAACTGGCTTTTGGCTTCTTATGGTAATAAAAATCTATTCCTAGATTTCGATTACATGGCTTATCCTGAAATGCAAGACGACATGGATAAGCTTGTTGGTCAATTGTCTGCTGCTTGGTGGTTAACTCCAAACGAAAAGCGTGCGGCAATGAATTACGGCGAATACGAAAACGCACTAATGGAGCAGCCATTTATTCCGCAAGGCTTAATGACTTTGTCAGAATTTTCTGCACAACCAGTTGACGACCTAGAAAATTTGGGAGACTATGCCCAAACCAACTAAAAAAGACCTAGCGCTTGCAAAGCAATTGGATGCATTGCAGAGACGTTACGAGGTTAGATACGAAAAGCAAATTTACACGGCTTTAAAAAAGCAAATGCAGCCGTATTTAGATGCTATTAAACAGGCGGATGGAAATATTAACCGATTTGATTTAATAACTCCAGCGCCATTGGCTGACGTATTGGAAAACCTTTTCGTTGTTGCTGGGACTGCATACGCTGAGGCTATGTATAACGCAATCCAACCACCAACTAAAGCAACCAAAGAAGCTTTGCGAGCAGGCTGGCGAGACTTTATGCGTTTGTTTGCAGTTAGAAACTTGCCGCAAACCCTAATACAAATCAACGAAACCAGCCAAAAGATAATCCGCAACATTGTTTTAGGTGGATTAAATGAAGGTCTTGGCACGCTTGAGATTGCTAGAAACATTCAAGAGTCAGTAACGGTCATATTTAGAAACAGAGCCAAGCTAATTGCACGAACAGAAATGGCAATAGCTACCAACAACGCAGCAATGCAGTCGGCAGCGACCTCCGATTTTATGTACGAAAAGAAATGGATTCCAGCGACTGACAACAGAACAAGACCTGACCACGCTGCAATGCTCAACAAGCCTTGGATTCCATTTGACCAAAACTTTATTGTAGGCGGTGACGAAATGAGACAACCAGCAGACGGAACGCAAGGCGCTGGCGCTGACCAAATATGTAATTGCAGATGCAAGGTT